CGCCGCCGCCGCCGCCGCCTACGCCGCCGACGCCGCCGCCGCCGCCGCCGCCTACGCCGCCGCCGACGCCGCCTACGCCGCCGCCGCCGACGCCGCCTACGCCGCCGCCGCCGCCGCCGCCGCCGCCTACGCCGCCGACGCCGCCTACGCCGCCGACGCCCGGAAAAAGGCGTTCGACCGGCAGGCCGAGAAACTGCTTGAGTTGCTCGCCGCTGCGCCCATCCCTGCAGCCGCATAACCCTTCCGCCAAAGGATCAAGCCATTGTCGAAATACAGCACAAGAGTATCCAGCGAGGGCGCGGGATCGAGAATCCACATTCTCAATCCGGTCGGAGAGGATATCGCCACCACGCATGATCCGATCATCGCTGAGACGATCGCGGGACTTCTCAACGCACCGCACGTCCGCCGGATCAAGACGCTCGAAGCGCAGAAGCAGGAACTCGAATGGCGCAGCCTGCGCATGACGATCGCGCTGCGGTTGATCCGTCATTATGGCCTCTCTGGCGTCTCGCTACCAGGCTCCGGCTCGGTCATGCACTGGATGCGCGAATGGATCGACGCGGGCTTTGATACGCCGCTGATGTGGCCGGGCAATGTCCCGTCCGTCTGCGTGCTGCTGACCCAGTGGGGATTCGCGAATGTGGCGGGCGTCGTCGGCCTCAAGCTATCTGGTGACGCGCCATCGGAGTCGGTCAATTGACCCCTGCGGAGAGGTTCAGCAGCCAGTATTCCGAAGCCGACTGCGAACTTCTGACCAGCCTTCGGAATCTCGATCCACCTATGCCGTGGACGCAGATCAAGGCAATGCACTTTCCGCACAGAACCGCCGCCGCGCTCAAGATGAAATATACGACGCTTTGTCCGACTGGAAATGGCAGAGGGCGACCACGATCAAGGGTGGATGGAAGCCCGTTTGCGGATGACAACGGACGGTTCGAACAGATGGTTGTTCGCGGCACGAATACGCTCGGCAAGAAGATCGAGGCTTGGTTCGCAAGGATGCCTGATGATGCGGCGCGCGCTTGCCGGGCATACCTGCTGACCGGCCCGCAGACGGCGAGGAGGGTTGCAGCATGAAGGATATTTTTGACGCCTGCATGTTCGTGCTCGGATGCTATGTCGCTGGCTTTTGGTCTTGGCAGATAGCCATCCATGCATATCGCCGCTTCCTCCGCTGGAATGACCTTCGTCGGTGGATGAAGGTAAACGCCGAACTTTCGAGGCGATCAGGTCCGCCACCGCAGCACATCAATTGCCGGTGCGTAGTAAAGCCCAACAAAAGCGAAAGGATATAGCCATGATAAGCTGGCTGATATTGGAGGCCCTGCGCTGGGTACTGATAATGCTTGTGGCCTTTTTCGTCGGTTTTATCAGCGGAGCGCTCGGCCTCGACGCATATTCCAGAGGCGTATGCGTTGGATGGTTCGCCGCTTTAACTTTCCTCTTTGCGCCTGAACTAATCGCGCGGGCGGCAAAATGAGCGCGCTCCGTCCCCATATCCGCGCTGCGCGCTCATATGCCCGCGCATGGATGGAGGTAGCCAGCACCGCCTCGCAATTGCAGAATGGGGAGAATGGGGTTCTCATTGGTGCCCTCGCTATAATTCAATCGCTAGCCCATGAACGTGCTGCGGATATCATGGAGGCAGAGCTTCTCGCTGACATCCGCGAAGGACAACCGGCCCCGGAAGGCGGATGGCCAGATCGGGAAGAGCCATGATCATCATCCTCGCGCAGTGCGCCGGACAGATTGCCGAAGTTCTGTCTCAATTCCAGCATCAGGCGAAATTGGACTATTCCACGCCAAAGCGGCCATCCAATGACGCGCCACGCTCGCCATTTTCCATGCATCCAAGAGGGAAGAAGGCGTGAGCAAGATAGCGATCTGGCTTCTCGCGACAGCCGCTGTGATCATGTTGGTTAATTTGATCATTTGCATCAACATCATCTGCCTTATGATGTTTGATATCATTCCATTCGCAGCGCCACCCAAGGAAGTAATCACCCTTTTTGTGCTTGCTTATGCGATGGCCGCCATAGCAGGCATCATTCAGGCCGTTCATTATTTCAGGAACAAGTCTGCGTAACCAGCGCAGGATATCACAGAAAGTAGGACGAACTGATGGGCTCCGAATCCGGAAGATCAGACCAGAACAAGGGACTCGTCGGATTGGGCCTCCGCGCCCAAAAGGTCGACAAGCGATTGAGGCCCTTCGCGATCGAGAACGCCAAGCGTGTGCCGTGCGCGATCTGTCGCAACCTTGTGCTGCCGGAGAAGATGGCGGCCCATATGCGGGCATTTCACGAATGACCCTCGACGAAGCCATCGCAACGCTTGAGTGTCGGGCCAAGGAATTCGAGGACATTGACGCCGCTGTCGGCGGAAGGAGCGAATGCGGGTACGATGCCGCCGCGATACGCATCCTTATAGCCGAGATCCGCGCCAGAGTGGACGATGGCAAGTGATCTGGGCTATCAAGCGGCCATGACGATTCGCCATCAAGACCGTCCCATGACCCGCAAGCGCGACCAGTTCGCCGAACACCTCGCCAATGGCCTGACGCCGCGCCAGGCGGCCGAACGCATGGGCGGCGATACCGAATATGGCAACCGCATGATGCAGCGAATCCGCAAGGAAATGGGATGGCAGGCGCGTTGATCCGCGACGATTTCATGGATGGTTATTGCGATGGTCGCGACCCTCAATCGCCAGAACCATCATTGGACAGGTCCAGCGCGTATCGCCATTGTTTCAAGGTCGGCCGCTCCGAAATGACCAAGTTCCCGATCCGCGCCGACGCCCGCAACAAGCAGCGCGAGTTGTGTGCGCCGCAATAAGCGCTTATCCTGCCGACATGGCTGGAAATCAAAATAGCGGCGGCCCACGCCCCAAGGTTCGCGATGACGACAAGCGCGGCGCGGTCAAGGGTAATACGGCGGGATTCGGCAACGCCGGCAGCATCGGTCAAGCCGCGCATGTTCGCAGCGAGAAGACTGCTGCGGAAATACAAGAACTTGCGGAAATCCTGACGATCGACCAGATCGCCGAAGAGGTCGCGCTAAGCGTGACGACGATCTGGCGGCACTATGGGGCAGAGTTTCGCGCCGGCCGTCGGGGCGTCACGAAGGCTGTAGCCTCGAAACTGATCAGCATGGCGCTTGCTGGTGACAAAGCCTCCATGATCTTCTACCTCAAGACGCAAGGCGGATGGTCGCAGAAGGTCGAAGTCAGCGGCCCGAACGGCGGCCCGATCAAAACGCAGACGTTCGACTTCACCGCCTTCCTAGAAGGCAAAACGGAAGATGAAATTGCAGCCATCATCCCCCTCCTTGAGCAGCTTGTTGCCTTCGGCGGGGAAGATATCCAAGGCGGCGGCGAGGGCGGCCTTGGAGCAGGCGAAGGAGAGACATCATCAATTGATGATGAATCGGATACGTGAAAATGCAGAGGAAATCAGAAGCCGCTGCGCTCGCTCATTCGCGGAGTTTGTCAAAGAGGCTTGGCATGTCATCGAGCCGGGCACAAAACTGCGCTGGAATTGGCATTTAGACGCGCTCTGCGCACATCTGCAGGCGGTAAGCGAAGGCAGGCTAGCGCCTTGGCTGATCATCAACGTCCCGCCGGGTTCGTCGAAATCGACCATCGTTTCAGTATTGTGGCAGGCATGGGAATGGGGGCCGCGTGGCCAGCCTCATTTGCGCTATGTCTCGACCTCATTCGAGGAGGGCAACGTCACCAGAGACACCCGTAAATGCCGCGATTTGATCGCCTCTGACTGGTATCAGTCGCTTTGGCCCGAAGTCATATTCAGCCGCAAGGGCGAGACCAGTTTTGCGAATACCGCGACCGGTTCGCGTGAGGGCGTCACATTCTCGGCAATAACCGGTAAACGCGGAGACCGCGTCGTCATCGACGATCCACATTCTCTGCGTGGAGCCGAATCGGAAGCCGAGCGCAAGCGCGCCACGCGCGAGTTCCTCGAAGGCGGCCTCAACCGGACCAACGATGCTCAGACATCGGCGATGGTGATCGTCATGCAGCGTCTCCATGAGGATGACCTGACCGGCGTTCTGCTTGCCCGCGACTTGGGATTTGTCCATCTGTGCATCCCAATGGAATTTGAGGAGGCACGCCGCTGCACAACGCCGCTCAAAGTCACGCAACCAGACGGAACCGTGAAAGACTGGACCGATCCACGCTCCTATGACGGCGAACTCATGGACCCGGCTCGCTTCCCGCCGGATTCGGTCGATCGCCAGAAGAAGGCCGGTGAATATAGCTGGAATGGACAATATCAGCAGCGCCCGGCACCGCGTGAAGGCGGCATGTTCAAGGTAGAGAATATCGGCATCGTCGAATATTGCCCGCCCGGCGGCGAGACTGTTGGGGGCTGGGATTTCGCCGGGTCTAAGCGCAAGACGAGCCCCTATAGCGTTCG